TTACTGCCCCCCAACCACCGGCACTACAGATATTTTTCGGTTATATCTTGCAGTCTGCGAAGCATTTTTGTGGCCTGATATTTCCTGTTTCTCATGCAGCGTTCCTTCCAGATCAGATATCCCTTTAGCTTTCAGATCATGGAACGTGAAGTTGAATTCAAGCTCAGGATATTTTTCAGCAGCAGCCTTTTTTGCCTTCATCCATTGAGCATTGAACGCATCACGCGTATAACGAGATCCTGAATGCTGATGAATTACATAAAGGCTAACCATACCGCTGTTTAATGGAAGTTTATCTGCCATGTTAATCGCTTTTGACAGTCGTTCTGTCCAGGCCTTTATCTGGCTAACTGCTGTTTTACTTTGCTGAATTAGAATTCCTTCATCAAGGATCTGACTTTTCTTAAGGTCAAGAATGTCACCCTGACGTGCGCAGCATAAATAAGCTAACTCCATAGCGATTTTAACCGGCACCGTAGAAACGCTGAATAGTGCATCATATTCTTTGTCCGTAACATAGCGGGTGCGCGCCTGTTCCTTAAATTGCTTCACACCCTGGCAAGGATTCATCTTCACTTTTCCGCGCTCATATGCCCACCTGAACACCCTCGATATAAACGCTTTCTCTCGGTTCGCCTGGACTCTGCTTTTAACACCTCTTTTATCCATATACTTCCTGATATGCTCAGGCTTGATATTGTCTGGCTTCATCTTCCCGAAAACGATATTTACCTTTGAACCATATTTTCGGTAGTCCTTTCTTGTTTCTGTTGCTAACTCATGAAAGTCACCGGAGTTAAAAAACTCTTCACAGAGTGCGTGGAAATTTGAGCCAACCTTGATATCGTTTATGAAGTTTTCATAGGCAGCCCAGACCTGAGACTTTGTGAGATCGTGGTTGCACAATCTCACCGTTCTACCGTCTGGAGTTCTGAACTCATAAGCTGATTTGCCCCGACGAACGCGGGGTGGCATCCAGTTATCTTCTGGGTTTTTGCGGATTCTGGGCATTACATGTCCTTAAAGTTTGGTTCTTCTTCCTCTGGATTGTTCACTACCAATTTCAGGCCAGCAGGGTTAGTTACATGATCCCATGTAGTGCCTGGTCTGCCGTCTTTTCGTGGCACGAAAAATACACCGCTTTCTTTCAGCGCGCGGCACTGAAGGGAAGGGCGACGATAACCAGTAAGCTGATAGAGGTCATCAGGGGTAAGAAAACGTTGGCTTTGTCCGCTCATCGTATAGCTCTCCACTTAACCGGCTGCACCCGGCTATCTCTTATAGAAAATGCATGATGAACAACCACCACGAAGCCCATCATTGCAGGTACGACATCTTTTTGTTTCGGTGTAATAAAGCTGGTGGGCCATCTCTTTAGATATGAGCACCGGCATGGGTACGCGGATAACCAGATTCTTGAGCCTGTCGATTTCCCCGGCCAGTTCGAGAATGCGGCGGTTTCCGTATTCTGCCTCCTCGCGCCACCAGGCCACATCGGCTTTGAGGCGGCGCAAGCGCCGCTGTTTGAGTTTGCTCACCATGGCAGCCACCCAAGTTGCTGTAGGGCACCGATTGCCAGCAGCACGAACATAATCGCGTCGAATGGGTTAGGCATGATTAAGCACTCCATTAATCGCACCCCAGGCAAGCTCCAGAAGAGAAGCCCAGGCAACGTAAAGGTGAATGCCAGCGGCTAACCCAAAGCCAATTATCATTGCGTATTTCAGCGCTTCTGGTTTGCTCACGACTCCACCTCCTGCTGCGGTGCTGCTGCGAGCACGCTTCGCCATACATCGACGTTATGCAGGTCATCAAGAATCGCATCTGTCATTGCGTTGGTCATTGCCCCGGTCAACTCAAGTGGCACCATCACCCAACCATCCGGAATCACCGGAGAGTTGCCAGCGGTACCCTGAAGCATGGCGGCGCGCAAGTCTCTGACCTCTTCAGCAAGTCGATGCGCACAGTGCGTATAGGCTACAGCCACTCTCCTTTCGCAATTCATCGCATGGTTCAGCATTTCTCCCGCAAGCCTATCTAGAGCCAAGAGGCCAGGCACAGATACCGGCGCTGCCGGGGCGGAGCGATACAGAAGCACATCACCCATTTCTGTTCTTGATGCTGGCCATACATCGGCATCGGAGCCGGAGTTGAGATAATCAAGATTTGACTGGTCGATGACGCACACAGCCTCCGCTTCTAGCGATGCCAGCGCGATACGCGCCAGCTCGTTGAGGATTGCCACATCAGCGTGGCCGAGTGTGTAACCGGCTTTCAAATCGGCGACTGCTTGCACGGCGCGTTTGTCGATGTTGCTCATTGGGCCTCCTTAATTTCGTCCCACTCCACCCAAGCATTGTCACCATCGGCATCAATCTCGCCTTTATGACCGCATTTTGTGCACTCAGCTTTATCGCCAGCCCATAGAGCTTCTGGAGTGGTAGACCAACCGGTGACTCTAATCTTTCTGTTATTGCAATTAGGGCACTTATGCAGCCGGTCGACCTCGACAGTCACTGGCCCGAATCCATATTTAGCTCGAATGCTCATGACTGCACTCCTTTGCGAAGCTGGGCTGCGAACATCTGCAATTCGTTAATCTGGCTGCGGATAGACATAGCGGTAGCGCCGAACGCATGTGTGTCTGGATGCATATCTGCCAACTGCTTAGTCTTGATGTCTACCAGACTATCGATAGCGCTGGCCCGCACTTCAGCCAGGAAAGAGTCGGTTGCCGGGGTTTCGATATTAGGCAGCAGCGCATAATCGCAAATAGTTTTGATTGCAGGGTCGCAGCGGTCATCTTCGTTGCGCGGGCGTTCTCCAACCTTCGTGGTCGATTGCATGATGATGCCCCAGCACACGCTATCGACCTCCTCACTCCATCCATCGCATGCATCGCCGCGATAGTCATCAATAGCAGCTTCCGCCGCATCGACAGCTTCCTCAGCTGTTTTATGCCATTCGAAATTATGCTCAGAGCCATATGAAAAATACGAAGCTCCAGCCTTCAGCCCCGCATTCTCCGCAGCCAGCGCCGCGCATCTGGCTTCAGACTCGGCCAATTTGATGCGCAGACCTTCAGCACAGTTATGATCGCCACTGCGACCTCTCTGGAAAGAAAATCCACAGTCACAATAAAAAACGTTATTCTTTTCGGTAATCATGATGTTTCTCCATTACGCTGAGCGGCGATAGCTTTGTGCTCGTCGATAATTTGAAGGGCTTCTACATGGGCCAAACCTTCGAGAGATATAACGCCTGTGTCACTTATCCCGGCCAGGCTAACCAGCTCAACAAGGCGGCGTGCTTTCTTAACGCTAATTTCTGGCGCTATGACGCTACGAGTAACTTTCTTCTTACCTTTGGCTGCAGCAGAGGCTTTATCCTTCTGGAGAACCTCTCCGGCCTTTTCGCCGAACTCTTTTACGCGGTCAATGGCTACATCAACGGATACTTCGCCAGCCTTAACAGCTTTTTGCACATCGTGATTTGCATTGCTAAGGGCTATCAGCTTTTCGACCCATGCCACTGATTTATGGATTTCCTTCGCTATCTCAGCCGGAGTGAGATTGAAGGGAGCAAAATCGCGAATGCCGTTAATCTGATCAATAGGGGACAATGAGAGCTGGCTTGCGCTCGTGAAAATTCGCGCCTTTTGCTTTAGGTCATTCCCATAGAAGGGCATGATGTGAATTCGATTAACTGGCTTTCCTGCATCACGACAGCGTTGATAGGCCAGGTGACGACGATGACCCTCAACGATGTAAACTCCACCCTCATCACGTGGTACAACTTCAATTGGCGGAACGACGCCACCATTCATCAGGTAATCGAATAAGTCATCGTTAGCCAGGCGAGTACGCTCATCGTCTTCACGGATGTTAAAGCCTTCGCGAACATGAATATCTTCAAGGCTGATAAACATCCCGGTATCGGTACGCTTAATAAGACCTGACTTCGTCATTTGCTTGAATGAGTTAGCCATTAGAGAGCTACCTCGTTATTCAGCGTAATGACAACCGGGGACAGTTCACGAAGTTCGCGCTGAGCTTCCAGCAAGTGCATGTTGGTAGGCGTTTTTGAGTGGCGCTCTTCGATGCGGTCGCACTCTTTGGCCCAGCTGGCAACATCCCCACGCAGTATGGTGTTCTGCTCAGCCAGTTCCTTACGTTGCGCCATGGCTTCACAAAGCGCGACGCTGGTATAGTCCAGGCGGTTCGCCAGTTCGTTAACCATCCAGCCGTAAGCGGCTGGAAGGAGAGGGGCGGCCTTACGAGCTGCGTCAATAAGCTGCTCTCTGGTCATGCGTGGTTGTAACTCGGTGACGTTCTGTGTGTTCGTCATGGTTAGTTTCTCCGCGTTATAAGCGCTCTGCACAGCGCTGATTTTTGGTTGCACGAATCCCGGCACTTGAATGCTGCCAAATTCGTATCTATTCATTAGGTATTAAAAATATTCGCGATTATCAGATCGAACGCGTTCGAGAATAATTTTTGCTTCATCCAAGGTTGGTGCAAGCAAGGCTTTCTCTATCGCTCTGGCAAAACTAATCGCATCGCATTCGTAGCTGTCTGCCCGTGATTCCCAATCAGATGCCTCTTCTTCAGCAGAGGAAATACGGTCATCGTATTCATATTCCAGCTCGTGGCGAACCTCAGCGCGAAGACTTTCACGAATAATGTCTGATGCTTCTTCAAGTGGAAGAATGACCAGTAAATTTTCGGGCTGATAAGTACCACACTTAACAGCCAAATCATTCGCAGACATGCTGCCTCCAGAAAAAAGTGCCCACCGCTAAGCGGGCTAAGAACATTTTTCCAATCAAACCAGAACAGGCTCATCGTCTCCTGTTGGTTGAGATGGCGTTATTACCATCACCAAGCACCCGGAGGATGCTTGAGGCTGGCAGCCATAATCGACACTGCAATGCCGACACGTTACTTCTCCACAATTGGGAGCGCGTTCCCCTGAGGTTGATTTAACGATTGAGGCCTCTCAAGGAACCGGCTGAACGCGCTTTCAATTGTGTAAAAGGGGCGGTCGACATTAAGGGATTCAAACTGCCGACCGCCAAGACTACACACAGCATCTGGTACAGCTACTACGGTTTACACAACTGGAAGCGCACTCCGTGCGTTTACTTACCTGTCATCCACAACCGATAGTTGATGGAGTGCGCTTTCATGTTATGTGCCGGGATTCCACCGGCTCCCATCTGTTTTTTAAGCCACTCAGATATCGTCTGGGCTGTCACCTGATCGCCACGCTGGTGAAACGTCTCTGGCTGTCGTACTTGCCTGGCTTGCACATTCCGGCTACCCGCTGGATCTGGATACTGAAAGGAATCCCCGGACCGCTGCGGCACATGTGCCATATGCCGATGACTTCAAGATAATCATTAATTGCGAGTAACGCAAGTAGAAAAATGCACAATACGCAATTTAAGGTGCAAAAAAAAGACCTCAAAAGAGGTCTCGTTTTTGTTTATGCCCTGTCACCCATGACGTTTAAAGGATTGTGACTGGCTTATTAAAACTTTTCCGTAAATGTAGAATCGATGCTCGTTCTCTTTAGTGATATTCCATTCACGATACTTAGGATTATCAGAGATAACTAGCAGCTGGTCAGGAATCATCTGGAGGCGTTTAACGTAAACTTTTCCATCAAAACCAAACACATAAATACCATCACCATCGAATTCGTTAACATTTACATCTACAAAAATGAGGTCACCAGGCTCAATGGTAGAAGCCATGCTATCGCCACGAACGTTGATAACCTTGACCCCAGAAGAAGACCTGCCACCAAACATGGTTAACGCCTGATCACTGCTGTATTCAATGGCATGAATGACATCAATGACATCACTGCCTTGGATATGTCCTGCTCCGGCGCTTGCGCTCACATCAAGTACCTCGACTCTATAAACATCACCAGCACTACTGGATGACGAATCACTTTCACTGTTTATATATACAGTAGACTCATTTTCAGCAGAGGTAAATAGGTCAGGGACTTTTACGCTTAAAGCGTGAGCAAGCCTATTAAGTGTTTGTTCTGAAAACTGCTTTTGCTTACCTGTCTCAAGTCGGGAAATGTTGGCAGCATCAACCCCCACAGTCTCAGCAAGTTCTGCGATTTTCATATTCTTCGCCAGGCGAAGTTGTCTGATGCGAGATCCTATATTCATGCGTCCATTACAAGTGTTTTTTGCGTGTCGTGCAAAGCAACTTGCGCAATTCGCCAGCATAGAATAACATGCGTAATACGCAAATAAAGGAGGTATTATGCAATCACCGTTAAGAAAATTGCGTAAATCGCACGGTATGACCTTGTTGCATGTTGCAACTGGCGTACAGGTCGACCCGGCAACATTGAGTCGCATTGAAAGATGCGAACAGGTTCCCTCAGTTGAGCTGGCAGAAAGGTTAGCCAAGTTCTTCAAAGGGGAGATTAGCGAATTACACATTCTGTACCCGAGCCGTTATCAAGTACCCGATGAAGTAACAGGCAAGGGTGATCGTAATGCGAAAGCAGCCATCTGATAACTACCAAAGGAAAATCAACATGGTAGAGCCAAGCCTGAAAGAAGTAGTGAAAGCGATGTGCAAAGCGTACCCAGGTGGCCGTGAGGCCATGGCTGGCGCTCTTGGTATGTCTATCACTCAGTTCAATAACAACCTGTACGAGAAGAACGGCTGCCGCTTCTTCGAAGTGAACGAGCTGGAAGCGATGGAAGACATTTCAAACACGTCTCTCCTGGCTGATTACTTCGCGCAACGTCGCGGCGCTTTGCTGGTGGACGTTCCGCAGCTGGAAGACCTCGATCGCGTAGACCTGTTTACCCGCGCAATGAGAACTGCAGCAGCACGCGGTCAGGTTGATCAGATTATCCAGAAAGCCCTGGAAGACGGAGTGATTGAGCCGCATGAAGCCGAAGAGATTAACGAGCATCACCGCCGTCACTTGGCTGCGCGTGAAGAAGAAATCCGCGCGATTGTCGCGCTGTTTAGCCGTAAGAAAAGCCCAAAAAAGTGACGCCAGCGGGCGTGCAGGCCCCTGGCGTCTTGGCGTGTCGTATTCAGTGGAGAAACTAACGCATGAACAGTTTAAACCGATTAAGACCAGCGAAGCAATTCAGATGCCTTCCACTGGTGGGAAAAGACTCCCCGTTCGGCTATGTGGAGAGATTAAACGACCAGCCTGGTGAGAACAACTACCAGCCTGAGAACGCGATGGTAGAGGCTTTTGCTCAGATGAACGAGAAGGGGCGTGAAGAATGGCTGAAGTTAACCGGCGATTCAAAGACCACTACGGCGTCCCGGTCCGCGTCATCAGATGGGAGCCCGAGACTCGACGCTTTATATACCTTCGCGAAGGGTACGATCATGAGTGCTTCAGCCCTCTTGAACAATTCCAGCGTAAATTTACAGAGTTAAAGGACGACCATGAGCACTAAATTAACCGGTTACGTTTGGGACGCTTGTGCCGCTTCTGGCATGAAGTTGTCCAGCGTTGCCATCATGGCGCGTCTGGCAGACTTCAGCAGTGATGAGGGGGTTAGTTGGCCTTCTATCGCTACTATCGCACGTCAGATTGGGGCAGGTGAGAGCACCGTTCGCACGGCAATAGGCCAACTTGAGAAAGATGGTTGGCTGACCCGCCAGCAGCGCCGTAAGGGCAACCGTAACGCATCCAACGTTTATCAACTGAACGTTAAAAAGCTCCGTGATTCTGCCTTTTCTCACCTGTCAGAATCTGACGCGTCAAAATCTGATGCATCAAAATCCGACCCGTCAAAATCCGATGCGTCGAAAAACAGTAATAACGGCAGTTTTCACCCGTCAGAATCTGGTGGGGATCCGTCAGTAAAATCAACTACTGATCCATCAGATAAAAAACCTACTTGTCAGGTTGCCCTGCAACCCGACGATGAGAAAGTCGGCAATAAGCCTGATCCTGATGTTTTGCTGACAGATAATTCAAAACTTGTGCTGAAGCATCTCAACCTGGTAAGCGGTTCTCGCTTCCAGAACTGCTCTGCATCGCTGGATAACATCCGCGCAAGGCTTCGTGAGGGGTTTACTCCAGAAGAGCTCATGCTGGTGGTCGACTACAAACACGAACACTGGAAGGGCCTTAAGGATTACCAGTACATGCGTCCAAAAACTCTGTTTATCCCCGGAAACTTCCCCGGCTACCTGCAGGTTGCTACTCGCTGGGATGCGAAGGGAAGACCGCAACGCGAGGATTGGGATGCAGCCCGTAAGAAAAATTCCCTCACCTTCGGTGGTCCAGACAAAGAGATCCCTTCAGGTTTCAGAGGAGCTAAATCATGAGTTTTCTGAAAACAATTCAGCTGTTCGTTGCCAACAACCCTGGACTGACGAACAAAGAGATCGCCGCAGCACTGCCGGAGTACGAATTGCACAGCGTGCAGCGTGCAGTATGCCGCCTGGTCATGCTTAATCGCGCTGAGCGCAAAGGCGAACGCCATAACTTCCGTTACTACGCGAAAGCGCCGGAAGGTCCTATTGGTCCGATCATCCCACGGATGCCGGTTGAGAAAGCAGAAGTAATACCTGAACCAAAGCAGGAAGCCGCACAAAACCCAGCCGTCATTGCGATGATGGACAAGGCTAAAGAGTTATCTGACAAGGGGCTTTATCTGCGTGCTGCTACCGTTCTGATGGAGGCATTCAATCGCTCAAAGAACGAAACCATGCGAGCCAAAATTCTCAAAGAGCGTAAGCGCTGCCTGAGTATGGCACCGAGGGTTAAATCCACCGGTGACGGCTGGTGTCTGGCTGGCAGAGCGAGGAACGTCTGATGAAATACTCTCTGATTTACGCTGACCCTGCCTGGGAATATGGCAACACCGTCAGCAATGGCGCGGCTACTAACCACTACGGCACAATGAAGCTTATCGACATGAAGCGTCTTCCGGTCTGGGACCTTGCTGCCGATGATGCTGTTCTGGCTATGTGGTTCACCGGTACGCATACCCGCGAAGCCATTGAGCTGGCTGAAGCATGGGGATTTAAGGTCCGCACCATGAAGGGCTTCACCTGGGTTAAGTTCAACCCGCTGGCAGAGCAACACATCAACAAAGCACTCCAGTCTGGCCGTGTGGAGGACTTTTACGACTTCCTCGACCTGCTGAACACGCAGACCCGCATGAACGGGGGCAATTACACCCGAGCCAATACGGAAGACCTGCTGATAGCCACCAGGGGGAATGGACTTGAGCGCCAGTGCGCAAGCATCAAGCAGGTTATCTACAGCCCACTCGGCGAACACAGCCAGAAGCCAGCAGAGGCCCGTTTCCGCCTGGAAATACTTTACGGTGACGTTCCGCGTATCGAACTTTTCAGCCGTTGCGGTGCGCCAGGCTGGCACCATTGGGGTAATCAGGCAGATTCACCGGATGTGGAGTTTTTCCCTGGCAACGTCCAGCCCATCTTTAAGGACGGATGGAGAGCAGCATGAAGAAGCTATCAACCGAGCATGAGAACGCAGTGCGTGATGTTGCCCGTCAGTGCAACGATGCCATCAAAAAAGCTATGAAGCAGAAGCCAAAGCCAAGCTGGAACGTCGTTGTGCCGCCGATCCTAAAGCAATACCACGAGAAGGTTAAACCGATGGGCGTAAGCCTGGTGATGTTCAACAGTGTAATCGGACGCCTGAACGGGCGTTATGGAGTCGATTCATGAAACTGGTACTCCCGTTCCCGCCGAGCGTAAACACCTACTGGCGAGCCCCGAATAAGGGGCCGTTAAAAGGCCGCCATCTTATCAGTGAGAAAGGCAGGGCATATCAGAGTGCGGCTTGCGCAGCGATTATTGAGCAGCTGCGTTGCCTTCCAAAACCATCATCGTCACCAGCTGCTGTGGAGATCCTTCTCTTTCCGCCAGATGCTCGCCGCCGCGACATCGACAACTACAACAAGGCTCTGTTTGATGCGCTTACGCACGCTGGTATCTGGGAGGATGATAGTCAGGTTCAGCGAATGCTGGTGGAGTGGGGCCCTAAAGTACCTGGTGGACGAGTAGAGATATCGATCAAGAAACATGAACCTCTGGCGGGTGCAGCCGCCTGATAAGTGGAGAAGAGCATGAATCAGATGAATATCACCGTAATGTGTCCGACTCACCACGCCGCCGCAATGGGGCAGCAAATAACGATGTCCAGCCGTGAGATTGCAAAGCTGGTCGACTCTCGTCACAGCAACGTCTGTGTAACCATCGAGCGCCTCATGAATTCTGGTGTCATTGGGGGGTATGCTGCATTGCAGTACACCCACCCTCAGAACCAGCAGGTTTACCACTACTACGAAGTTAACAAGCGAGACAGCTATGTGATCGTTGCGCAGCTGTGCCCGGAGTTTACCGCCCGTCTGGTTGACCGCTGGCAGGAACTGGAGAGCGGGGCCGGGATGGTGGTACCGCAAACACTACCTGAAGCACTCCGCCTCGCTGCCGATCTTGCTGAACAGAAGCAACGCCTGAGTGAAGAGCTGGCCATAGCAGCGCCTAAGGCTGAATTTGTTGATCGTTATGTCAAAGCCACTGGCTCAATGACGTTCCGGCAGGTTGCCAAGCTCCTGAACGCCAAAGAACCAGAGTTCGCGATGTTCCTCATTGAGAACGGCATCATGTACCGGTTAAACCGTGTTCTTACACCAAAGAGCAAGCACATCGAAGCAGGGCGCTTCGAAGTTAAGACAGGGACCACCAACCAGACTAACTACGCATTCAATCAGTCCCGCTTTACTGCAAAGGGCGTGCGCTGGATTGGCGGCTTGTGGGCTGAACATATTGCTAAGGGGCAAATTGCGTGAGAGCCATATTGACACCTGAAGTCGCGCCATTGTCCGGGGTGGTGCTGTTTCGTCCTGGTAACGAATTGTTGTGGCTGTTTCGTCGTGGCCGGGTGGTGATTGAAACGCCTTCCGAAGCAGTCCAGCACTTGCCTTCTGGTCTGATTCCTGAAGCTCACCAGCCACTGACAGATGATGTCAGTATGCAGGTGCTTTTCCTGAACGAGAGAGTTATTCAGCGTGCTGGTGGACTGAGCGGCCTTGATGCCTGGCTGGAACGTAAATTCGAATGTCAGTGGCCCCATAATGAATGGCACTCAAAGGACTTTACGGTGATGCGTCACGCCCCTGGAAGCATTCGCCTTTGCTGGGGTTGTGATAACCAATTACGTGAACAAACCACTGAAAGACTGGCAGGAATTGCCATGCAGAACCTGGTAAAATGGCTGCTCGAAAGGGTGAATATTATGCTGGGCTTTACTGCAGACCATACCCTGACGTTGCCGGAGTTCTGCTGGTGGATGGTACGTAACGATCTGGCAGACCTTATTCCTGAATCAGTGGCCAATAAAGCCCTCAGGATTAAGCCTGAATCGCATAGCTCAGTGATGCGGGAAAGTGAGATTGTTCCGTCATTACCGGCGACTGAAATCCTCCAGGAGAAAGTTAAGAAGATAGTCTCGGTGAAGGTAGACCCTGAATCACCTGAATCTTTCATGCTGAGGCCAAAGCGCCGCCGCTGGGAGAACGATAAGTACACCCGCTGGGTTAAGTCGCAGAAGTGCAGTTGTTGCAATAACCCTGCAGACGACCCCCACCACCTGATAGGCCACGGGCAGGGCGGAATGGGTACCAAGGCGCACGACCTGTTTGTGATACCGCTGTGCAGAGCACATCACAACGAGTTACACGCTGATCCTGTGGCATTTGAAGCGAAGCACGGCGACCAGTTAGTGCTGTTGTTTCGGTTTTTAGATCGTGCGCTGGAAATCGGCGTACTGGCGTAAGTGGAGACGCTCATGGACCTCGATAACGTTGTTAAATTCTTTGCCCCAAAAGGAATGCATATTTCCGATAGTGTTCGCGCTACTGCCAGCGAACAACTGACGGTTACGGATGTTATGGCTGCGCTGGGTATGACTCAGGCAGACGCAGGTATTGGCCTTGCCATGTATCTTGGTAAAGCCGGAGTCAGCAAGCAGGACAGAGAAGCTTCAATAAACTGGCTTGCTGAATATGCCAAGCAATCCGCGCCTTTTGCTGTACGCCGTCTCGCAGGAAAGAAATTCCCCCTCTGTATGCTCATCATGGCCAAGTTCGCCTATAACGACTATGCATCTTCAGCTGCTGATTTATCCGATTGCCCAAAATGCAACGGTAAAGGTCTCCTTGAAAAAATCGGCACGGTCACCAAAAGCCATTACACAATGAGAATTCCACAGTGGGCAAAAGACCTCGGACAGTCGCCATCATCTTTCGAAAAGAAGCGGGAGGTGAAGAACGTTGAGCAATCACTCTGCACAAAATGCAACGGTACCGGGAAAATAAGTAAACGCTGCCAGTGTGGAGGAACAGGGAAGACACTGGACCGTAAAGCAACTGAGCTGCAGGGCGTACCTGTCTATAAGGAATGCAAGCGCTGCGAAGGACGAGGTTACAGCAGACCAAAATCATCTGTTGCTTACCGGGGAATATTCTCTGAACTGCCAAGCCTTCCTGATCGCACCTGGCGCTACAGCTGGAAGCCATTCTACGAAATGCTTGTTTCTCGCTGCTTTCAGGAAGAGAGCTATTCAAACACCCAACTGAAAAAAGTAACACGAAACGATAATTTGACGGATATCGCGTAATTTAACGTCACGATACTTGCAATGTTGCCGTTTTTGATGTAATTTGACACTAACGATGGGCATTGTATGTCTAAGGTTAGAAATTTAAATAAACCCTCGCTAATGCGGGGGTTTTGTTATTTGATAGGTAGAGTAAACACTATCAGGTAACTTCTATGAGATACTTCGAGTTTGAAACCAAGGGTATGCGCATTGTAGGTGAAGACGAGAACTACACTTGGGAAACATCAAATCTACTTCATCAGTTAATCGATTCATTTTATGAAGCAAATGCTGCTCTAAATTTATACATCAAGCAGAACGATGCGCTGTTTGATGGATTAGTTTCTTTATTTCCACATCCACCTACGGATGAAGAGTGGATGAAGGTGATCAAAGAGCGTGAAAGGCTGGCTTCTGAAGTTAGAGATGAACTTGGTATACCACCAGATGACTGGCATGAAATTCATTATCAAGTTGAGATAAAGTCGAAGAGAAATAAATGGTTACAAGGTAGTGTGCCACGTCAAATTGAATCAGCTGAACATCAAATCTTTGCAAAAGCATTCGTATATTCATTTGATTCGATTGTGGAGACCCTTAAAAATTTGAAGGAACGGAAAGGTGTCTCTGAGGTTGTGCCTAAAAAAATCGAAGAAATAAAAGAAGCATTTCCCGATCTTAAAGATATAAGAGATACTTCTCATCATTTAGGTGATAGGGTTGTTGGATTAAAAGTAGTACGCGGAAAGAAAGTCCCGATTAATCCTGAAGGACAAAATATAGTCCTTAGCAACCACGGCGATGGTATGTTTTACACAATGAAACAAGATGGTACCCAAGGTGCCATTTCTATAACTTATGAGTCTTTAGAGAAAATGGGGAAAATTATTCAAGATATTTTGGACTCTTTCCAGTGGGAAGGACATAAAGAACACTTACCACGTTAATTAAATAACTATTTTCATAATAAGGCCGCATTTGCGGCCTTTTTGTTTCCCCTCGTTCTGAGAGGACTCACGGCAATAAGAGGGGGCTAAATGTCCGATCCTGTTTCTGGCACTACGGTAGCGGCTGGTGGTCTGATGGGGGCCAGCATGTTCGGCCTGGCAACAGGCATAGACTACGGTGTGGTGTTTGGCGCATTCGCTGGTGCGGTGTTCTACGTCGCTACGGCAGTTAATATCAGCCGCCTTAAGCTGGTGGGCTACTTCATCACCTCATTCATCTTCGGCGTTATCGGCGCTCCACTGCTTGGATCTTACTTCTCCAAATGGACGGGGTATAGCGACAGGCCACTTGATGCGCTGGGCGCGGTAATCGTAGCCGCTATTGCTATTAAGCTGCTGACGTTCGTTAACAGCCAGGATTTTGGTAGCCTGTTTGGAATTCTCTCGCGTTTACGTGGTGGAGGGGCCAGCAATGGTAACAAGTGATCCGAGTGCGATGGCTAACGCAATTATCTCTGCTGTGATCGTTATTGCACTGATGTTCTACCAGCGCGGCGGAGCGAGACATCGCCCGATGATATCGCTGATGGCTTATTTCACGGTGCTGGTATACGCCAGCGTCCCTTTCCGTTATCTGTTCGGCCTGTACCATGAATCACACTGGTTTGTGGTGCTGGTGAACGTCCTGATATGCGCTGCCGTTCTCTGGGCTCGGGGAAACGTGGCGCGACTGGTTGACGCACTGAGGCACTAATGAACCAATCACAATTTCAAAAGGCGGCTGGGCTAAGTGCCGAGTTAGCTGCGCGCTGGTTTCAGCCAGTCAGCGAAGCGATGAAAGAGTTCAGCATCACTAAACCGGAAGACCAGGCGATGTTTATTGCTCAGGCAGGGCATGAATCAGCTGGTTTCACCCTACTGGTGGAAAGTTTCAACTACCGGATTGCGGCACTGGCGAACTTCATTCGTGCCGGACGACTCACCGCAGATCAGGCAAATGCGCTTGGCCGCCGTCCTGAAGAACGCACTTTACCGATTGAGCGCCAGCGCGCTATCGCCAACCTGGTATACAGCAAGCGTATGGGGAATAACGCTCCCGGTGACGGCTGGTTATACCGTGGGCGTGGGCTTATCCAGATTACCGGCCTCAATAACTACCGCGATTGCGGCAACGGCCTGAAGGTTGATCTGGTTAAGCAGCCTGAGCTATTAGCCGAAGACGTTTACGCAGCCAGAAGCGCGGCGTGGTTCTTCGCCACTAAGGGATGCCTGAAGTATTCAGGCGATGTACTGCAGGTGACTAAGATTATCAACGGTGGCACGAACGGACTTGAAGATCGTCGCGCTCGCTTCGGTAAAGCCAAAACCGTACTGGTGTGAGGTTGATATGGGGATTGAAACAATCATTGGTCTTGCTGCCCTGGTAATGGCTGCTATCGCCGGTGCATTTGGTATTGGTCATTCACGCGGCACCAGCAAAGCGGAAGCAAAAGCAGACCAGCAGCGCACCGAAGAAAAAGCTGCAGCCACTGAAGCAGTAGCTGAGCGCCGTGTAGAAGCAACGAAAGAGGCCAGCAATGTACAGCAGACTGTTAACCGCATGCCTGATGCCGATGTTGATCGCGAGCTGCGTGACACGTGGAAGCGTCCCGGTGGTGGTTGATACCGCCTGTGACTGGGTAAAGCCAATCTACCTGACCGATCACGACATCGACGTTATGGACCGCCAGACGAAGAAAGATATCCTGGTGCATAACAAAGCGTGGCAGGCGAACTGCCGGAAGGGGGTATAATCCCTGGAAATGATAAGTGAGCAATTATCACGTACAGGGATTTGATGCTAGAAGCACTGCAGTAGGATTATGCTAAACCAGCTTTCACTTTTTCGAGAAGATTTTGATAAAAATCCAACCCTAACCTTGCTAACTCAGAAGGGTGACGAGTATTAAGAGGCTTGCCGAGATGTGAAGTCGGAGGATGGTAGACTTTCTTTCTGTTCTCAACTTCCTTCACTTCGATTGACTCAGGGGTAAAGACCATTTTAAGAGGATGAGTACCTTCATAATGGGTTACAGTACCACCAACTATAGTCATTTTTTTTATGAATACAGACCTTCCACCCTGAGAGTAATCAAAGTCAATGCCATACATTGGTGGGATGCGGCGAGCTATATCCTGGATTGAATGAGTGTCTGCATTTCTGACTTGCTTCAAATATTGCAAGAGTGGGTCTGAACCTCTTAACGTGTTTTCCTGCGAAATCAGTGATGAGAATTTGCCCATTGCTGGGGCGCAAGCTCGTTGAAGCTTTTCAAACGTTTTCTCTAAGCGATTAAGAAAATCACACCAATTTTCCTCATATTCTTCATAACTTTGAGACGCATTCATTCTGTCAAAGCATCTTTGACATGCCCGTAGCTCTTTATCTACAGGACTGAAGTCAATTTTAACCTGCATAAATCCTCGCTTAAGAAAGCCCCTAAACTCAGTAAGATGATAATCGGGAATCGGAATGAAAGTCATCATTGATGGAGTACATTACTATCCTCAAAGTAAACGAAAAGCTTTGATTGGAATAGCCATAACTACGTATCAACGCCCCGATGTTCTAATGCGTTCACTTGAACAACACATTAAGCATTTACCTTCCGGTGCGCTTGTAGTCGTGATAGATGATGGATCTGATCCCGCCGCGATTGTTCCGGATGGCGTAAAGCTGCTTCGCCATGAAACATCACTCGGCATTGTTGCTTCGAAGAACGCCAGCCTGTCAGCCCTGATGGATGCCGGGTGCGAGCATCTTTTTCTGTGGGATGATGATGCCTGGCCCATCGCCGATAACTGGCATCTTCCCTACATCGAATCACCCGAGCCACACCTGGCTTACCAGTTTCTCGATCTTGCTGGCACGAACAAGCTGAATGACCTTTCGGTGCTTTACCGTGACGATCAGCATGTGGCTTACACCGGGCAGCGTGGTGTGATGCTTTATTACCACCGCAGCGCCATCGAGAAGGTGGGCGGATTCGATCCGGTTTATGGTCGCGGCATGTACGAACACAGCGACCTTGCCCTGCGCATCCATAACGCTGGCCTGACGACCTGGGCTTACGCTGATGTCGTCGGTTCAGAAAAGCTGATCCATTCTCTCGATGAGCATGAAGCGGTGGAGCGTTCGGTACCGAGGCCCGACCGTCAGGCGCTGGTTGAACGTAATGTGAAGATCCACAACGAACGACGTGATACCGGCTTTACCGGTTACGCTGAATATCGGCGTCAGCGCGACGTGGTTATCACTACGTTACTGACCAGCCAGCCTGATCCTCAGCGCGGTACGAAAATGACGGCCTCGCCTGACATGCTGAACAGGTGGGCGGCATCGCTTCGAAATTGTGGCCGCATCGCGCTGGTGGATGAACTGCAGACGGCACCGGCAGACGTTGAGCTTTACCGCGTTCCTGACGTGAAGATGAATGTCTACTTCCGACGCTGGCTGCATATCTGGCAGCACCTGCGCGATCACCCTGAATACCGGTTCGTCTGGTGTACCGATGGTACCGATGTCGAAATGCTTCGCGCGCCGTGGGAAGAAATGGAACCCAGGAAGGTGTATGTCGGTTCTGAACCGAAGACCTACGCCGACTCCTGGGCGAAACAGAATCATCCTGAGCGTATCTATCAGGAATTCATTGAAGCGCACCGCGGCGATGTGATGCTTAACGCTGGTCTGCTGGGTGGCACCCGCGCTGATGTGATGGCGTTCGCTCACGGCATCATCCGTCTTTACTACCGGATAGAGAGTTATCGTTTCTGGAAGAAAGAACAGGCTGGCGCCGCGGTGGGTGACATGCTGGCTTTCGGTATTGTCGCGCAGTCATTCGCTGACAGGCTGGTCACCGGCCCTCTGGTACATACCGTTTTCAAAACTGATGGTATCGGTAAGGAGGCCGCATGGTGGAAACACAAGTGAAGTTTGTTGTGGTTGGCCATCACTCTCGCATAGGTCATGCGCAACGACTTGCCGCGCTGCTGGATGCTCATCTGCTTATTGATGACGGTGACCACGGCGCGAACTGGAATCATCGCCGCGCGCTGGAGTGGTCTGCATGCCAACCCTGCAGGGTAGTGGTGCTGGAAGACGACGCGATGCCCGTTCCTTGGTTTGCCGAGTTGGTGGTCGACTGGCTGACCCGCTTTCCTGACGACATGCTGAGCTTTTATCTCGGTACCGGTCGACCGCCTCAGTATCAGATGCAGATAGCCGAACGGCTGATTGTTGCTGATAAGGCTCAGGCTGACTACATCACGCTGCCACGACTGATACACGGGGTGTGCTATAGCGTACCTCCACATCATATCAACCGCGTGTTGTCTCGATGGGATAGCAGTAAGCCTGCCGATTATGCAGTGGGTGATGCTTATGGCGGCGCAGTGGTCTATCCGTGCTACTCGCTGGTGGATCATGCAGATGGTGAACCGGTTGAACGTCACCCTGACTCAGCACCACGAACAGAACGCCGCCGGGCGTGGAGGTTAGCCTGATGCCTGCGTTAATTCCGAGAGCATGCCGCAAGCGTGGCTGCCCTGGCACAACCACCGATCGCTCAGGCTATTGCATCAAGCATCTTAACGAAGGCTGGCAGCAGCATCAGCGAGGACAGAGCAGGCATCAGCGCGGTTATGGCAGCAAGTGGGACAGGCTGCGTCCAATCGTTCTCGACAGGGATAAACACCTCTGTCAGGAATGCCTGCGAAATGGAAGGTATACACCCGCTGAGACGGTGGACCACATCACCGCCAAAGCAAATGGGGGGACCGATGACCTGTCCAACCTCGAAAGCCTCTGCAAGCCCTGCCACAGGGCGAAGACAGCGGTTGAAAGACTCAAATGACATCAATTCTCATTTGAAGCGACAGAGGGGGAGGGCGGGTTGAAAGTTCAGGAACGACGCGCCAAAGGACCGCCGCCTAACCTCTTTTCACATCGCCGCAGGTTAGAAAACTTTTTTATGGGGTCCCCCACTCGATGATTAATAGGAGTTTTCGATTATGTCTGGACCACCGAAAACCCCGACCCATCTACGTTTGGTGAGGGGTAACCCATCTAAACGCCCGATCAATGAGAACGAACCAAAACCCCCTTCAGGGGTACCCCCAACGCCGAAGCATTTCGACAAGCAGGGGAAATACTGGTTTAAACGGATGGCCGACGAGCTTGATGCTATCGGTGTGATGTCTCAGCTTGATGCCAGAGCCCTTGAGCTGCTGGTTGAGGCCTATACCGAATACCGGCATCACTGCGACACGCTTGAAGTTGAGGGCTACACCTACCGGACCGAAACGCAGAACGGTGATGTGCTGATCAAGGCTCATCCCGCCGCCATCATGAAAGCTGATGCCTGGAAACGTCTGCGCGCCATGCTTGGTGAGTTCGGCATGACGCCAGCCAGTCGCTCGAAAGTGAATGCAAAAGGTCCTGATGCGGTTGATCCGCTGTCCGAGTTTATGAAAGCGAGGGATTAATGGCTAAGGTTGCAGAAGGCATCCGCTACGCCGAGAGGGTGGTGGCGGGGGAAATTATTGCCTGTGAGTATGTGCGCCTTGCCTGTCAGCGTTTTCTTGACGATCTGGCACATGGCGAAGAGCGCGGTATTTTCTTCAGTGAACCGCGCGCGCAGCACATTCTGAATTTCTATAATTTTGTACCTCACGTAAAAGGCGCACTGGCAGGACAGCCTATTGAGCTGATGGACTGGCACGTTTTCATCCTGATTAATATTTTTGGTTTCGTTATCCCGCTGGTTAACGAAGAAACGGGAGAAACCGTCCTGCGTAACGACGGTAGCGGTCGTCCAGTAATGGTTCGGCGCTTTCGTACAGCAGATGTTGAGGTGGCCCGTAAAAATGCCAAATCAACTCTTTGCTCCGGCGTGGGGCTTTATATGGCTGGTGCCGACGGCGAGGGCGGTGCGGAGGTTTATTCCGCTGCAACCACCCGTGACCAGGCACGAATTGTTTTTGAAGACGCGAAAAATATGGTCAAGAAGGCGAAAGCCACGCTTGGGCGGATCTTCGAATTCAACAAGCTCGCTATCTACCAGGAGCAAACGGCCTCCAAGTTCGAGCCATTATCATCAGATGCGAACAACCTCGATGGTCTGAACATCCACTGCGCTATCGTCGACGAGCTGCATGCTCACAAAACCCGTGACGTCTGGGACGTTCTGGAGACGGCAACCGGCGCGCGTCTGCAATCGCTGCTTTTCGGTATCACCACCGCCGGTTTCAACAAAGAAGGCATCTGCTACGAATTGCGTGATTACGCCATCAAGGTGCTGCGTGGGCTGGTAAAAGACGATACGTTTTTTGCCATCATCTACACCTTAGATGAAGGTGACGATCCCTTTGATGAAAAAGTCTGGCAGAAGGCGAATCCGGGGCTGGGTATCTGTAAGCGCTGGGATGACCTGCGCCGCCTGGCTAAAAAGGCGAAAGAGCAGGTTTCGGCCAGAATTAACTTTTTCACCAAGCACATGAATATCTGGGTTACCGCTGAGTCAGCCTGGATGGACATGATGAAATGGGAGAAATGCGAGTTTATCGCCCCGCAGCACGAACTTAAAACCTATCCCTCCTGGGTGGGCGTTGACCTGTCAAACAAAATTGATATCTGTGCGGCCGCGAAAGTCTGGCGGGCGCCAGATGGCCACGTTCATGCGGATTTCAAATTCTGGCTACCGGAAGGACGCCTTGAGAAATGTTCACGCCAGATGGCAGAGCTCTATCGTAAGTGGGCCGGGATGGACAAGCTGATCCTTACCGACGGTGATGTAATCGACCATGCTCAGATTAAGGAAGAGCTACAGCTGTGGGTTGCTGGCGAGAGCCTGAAAGAAATTGGCTTCGACCCGTGGAGTGCGACGCAGTTCAGCCTTGCGCTGGCAGAAGAAGGGCTGCCGCTGGTGGAGGTACCGCAGACGGTTCGCAATTTCTCTGAGGCGATGAAAGAGGTCGAAGCACTGGTATACGGTGGCCGCTTCCATCACAGCGATCACCCGGTAATGAACTGGATGATGTCCAACGTAACCGTCAAACCTGACCGGAACGAGAACATTTTCCCGAACAAGTCCACACCAGAGGCCAAGATTGATGGCCCGGCGGCATTGTTCACAGCAATGAGCCGCGTTCTGGTTAACGGTGGTAACGACCAGCAGGATCTCTCCGGATTCTTCAATAATCCCATCATGGTAGGTTTCTGATGAAAAAAAACAAACAGCCAGGCAGGGTGAAAAGCGCTCTGCTTAACTGGCTTGGTGTGCCTATCAGCCTGACTACCGGCACGTTCTGGGAGGAATGGTTTGGCACCAGCAGCAGCGGAAAGGTAGTCACGGCAGATAAAGCCATCCAGCTATCGGCTGTGTGGGCATGTGTTAGACTGTTAAGCGAGTCTATTTCAACCCTTCCGCTTAAAATATACGTTCGACAGCCTGACGGTTCGCGTAAAGCGGCAACCGATCATCCGGCCTATTCGATACTGTGCCGCCGACCCAATTCAGAAATGACACCATCACGCTTTATGTTGATGGTGGTCGCCAGTATTTGCCTGCGCGGGAACGCCTTCATTGAGAAGAAATTCATCGCAAACCGCCTGGTTTCGCTGGTGCCTTTACTGCCGCAGAACATGGTGGTTAAACGCCTCACTACCGGGGCGCTGGAATACAAATACACCGAAAACGGTAGCGAACGCGTTATTCCCGTCAAAAACATCATGCATATTCGCGGGTTCGGTCTGGATGGCGTTTGCGGCATGATGCCGATGAAGACTGGACGGGATGTGATCGGTTCTGCGATGGCGGTAGAAGAGTCTGCGGCAAAAATATTCGAGCAAGGGTTACAGAGTTCTGGCTTCCTGACAGCGGAGCAAGCATTAAACGATGAGCAGAGGGAAAGGCTCCGGGAATACATGGCAAAGTTCACCGGTTCAAAGAATGCCGGAAAAATAATGGTGCTGGAGGGAGGGCTCAAGTACCAGGGCGTTACCATGAATCCTGAAGACGCCCAGATGCTGGAAAGCCGCTCATTCAGTATTGAGGAAATCTGCCGCTGGTTTCGGGTGCCTCCTTTCATGGTTGGCCACACCACGAAACAAAGCAGTTGGGCATCTAGCCTTGAGGGCATGAATCTGCAGTTCCTGACTCATACTCTTCGACCGCTGCTGGTGAATATTGAGCAGGAAATTGGCCGGTGTTTACTCGACAGCGATGATGAAGTGTTTGCAGAGTTCTCTGTTGAAGGTCTACTGCGAGCCGATAGTGCAGGTCGCGCGGCATATTATACCAGCGCGCTTCAGAATGGCTGGATGTCCCGTAATGACGTTCGTCGTCTTGAGAACATGCCACCGATTGAAGGGGGCGACATTTACACGGTTCAGCTCAACCTGACGCAACTGAAAAACCTTGAAAGCAACAACCCTGCTGTTCAGGCCCTCGCCCTGCGAGAGCTGCATAACCACGTATTCCCTGACATTTCCTTTGAACAATCTCCGCTGAAACAGGCCGCTTAGGAGCACTTTCCTGATGAGCAAAAAACAACTTCCGGTAGCACCGGCGGGTCGCCCCTGCGCGCGGGTTACCTGTGAAACATTACCGTCCGCACTGGACCGCTGGGACGGCGGGATCAAAGCTGCGGCCACCGACGATAACAGCATTTCTGTTTTTGATGTTATCGGGCAGGACTACTGGGGCGAAGGGGTAACAGCTAAACGTATTGCCGGTGCGCTTCGGGCAATGAACGGTGCCGACGTCACGGTGAATATCAACTCGCCGGGCGGCGACATGTTCGAGGGGCTGGCTATTTATAACCTGCTCCGCGAATACGAAGGCCATGTAACGGTGAAGGTGCTGGGCATTGCCGCCAGCGCCGCCTCAGTCATTGCGATGGCCGGGGATGATATTCAGATCGGTCGTGGTGCCTTCCTGATGATCCACAACTGCTGGGTCTACGCGATGGGTAACCGCCATGACTTTGCGGAACTGGCACAGTCTCTGGAGCCATTCGATAACGCTATGGCAGACATCTACGCGGCGCGTTCCGGCCTTGATATGGCAGCTGTTCAGAAACTGATGGATGCCGAGAGTTATATCGGTGGCAGTGACGCTGTGGCGAAGGGACTGGCAGACAGCCTTCTTTCTGCTGATGCGGTCAGCGATGGCGATGAATCACCCGCGGCCGCGCTTCGAAAACTTGATGCGCTGCTGGCTAAAACCAACACCCCGCGCTCTGAGCGCAGAAAACTCATTAAAGCCTTATCCGGTGGCATGCCTGGCGCTGTCACCACCAACGACGGTACGCCGGGCGCTGCCGAAGATATCAAACCTGAAACCCTCAATTCACTTGAAAGCGCTCTTGCGGCGTTAGTCAAATAAGGACCCTTTATGTCTGAAGTAAACGAAATTCTGAAAAAAGTCACTGCCAGCATTGAAGATGCAACCAGCAAATTCAACGCGAAAGCAGAAGAGGCACTGACCGAAGCGAAAAAGAATGGTCAGCTCTCAGCTCAGACCAAAGATGTTGTAGATAAAATGGCGACAGAGCTCAATGCTCTTAAGGAAGCTGAAAAAACCCTTAAGGCCAGCCTTGGTGAGCTGGAACAGCATGTTGCCCAAATGCCATTGAACAACGCTGCTAAAGTTACCGAAACTGTTGGACAGGTGGTGATTAATAGCGAGGCGTTGAAGGCCTTTGCCGCGAGCGTTGAAGGCAATAAGCGCGTAAGCGTCCCAGTTCACGCGGCCTTGCTTTCTACAGATGTTGCAGATGGCGTGGTTGAACCACAGCGACTGCCTGGCATCGACACTGCACCAAAACAGCGTCTCTTCATTCGTGATCTGATTGCGCCTGGCCGCACATCTTCACCGGCTATTTTCTGGGTGCAGCAAACGGGCTTTACCAATGCAGCGAAAGTCGTTGCAGAGGGGACTGCCAAACCTTACAGCGATATTGAATTCGCGACTAAAATCACGCCGGTGACAACCATCGCGCACATGTTTAAGGCATCCAAGCAGATCCTTGACGATTTCGCTCAACTCCAGTCTACGGTTGACGCTGAGATGCGTTACGGCCTGAAATATGTTGAGGAACAGGAAATCTTGTTCGGCGACGGAACTGGTGTGCACCTGCACGGCATCGTTCCTCAGGCCTCAGCATTCGACCCGGCATTTTCTGTTGAGAGCCAGAACGGGATTGATGATCTGCGCCTGGCAATGCTTCAGGCTCAACTGGCTCGTTTCCCTGCATCTGGCCACGTTCTGCACTTCATCGACTGGGCGAAAATTGAGCTCACGAAAGACAGTCTGGGCCGCTATATCCTGGCTAACCCGGCATCTCTGACTGGCCCTACGCTTTGGGGGCTTCCGGTGGTAGCAACTGAGGCAGCAGCTTTCCAGGGCAAATTCCTGACAGGCGCATTCAATGCCGCAGCTCAACTGTTCGATCGTGAAGATGCCAACGTGGTTATCTCCACCGAAAACGCCGACGACTTCGAGAAAAACATGATCTCCATTCGCTGCGAAGAACGTCTGGCGCTGGCTGTGAAACGCCCTGAGGCGTTCGTGTACGGTTCATTCAGCACCGGCGCGGGTAGCTGATAACTATTGCGGCCTTCGGGCCGCTTTTTTCGGGGCAAACTAATGCTTGATCAGAATGTGGTGAAACAGCATTGCCGCATTGATACCGACTTTACGGGTGATGATGCTCTGCTGGAGATTTACACAGGTGCGGCGGCGCGTTACGTCCAGACATGGACAAGGCGAACGCTCTATGAAAACCAAAGCTCACCTGGCTACGCAGACGACCCAGACCCGATTTTACTGAATGATGATGTTAAGGCGGCAATGCTACTGCTGATTGGTCACTGGTATGCAAACCGAGAGGCTGTGAACATCGGAAACATTACAACAGCGGTGCCTTTCGCCGTAGAAGCTCTACTGCAGCCATACCGTATTTACGGGGTATAGGGGGACTTTATGCAGGCCGGAAGATTGAGACACAGGGTGGTGGTTCAGAACATCACAACATCCAGAGATCCTTCTGGTCAGCCTGTTGAAACGTGGCATGACGGTGCAGAAACATGGGCAGAAGTAAAGGGCATTAGTGGGCGTGAGCTGGTAGCCGCTGGTGCTGAAACCTCAGTCGCCACTATCAGGGTATGGACACGGTTTCGTAGCGATATAACTGCTGCGTCCAGACTCAGGGTTATGACTGGCCCGTTCAAGGGGGCCATTTTGAATATTATTGGTCCGCCTATCCCTGATTCTCGTGGTGTTCAGCTCGAAATTCTTTGCAAACAGGGGACCGAAAAATGATTGAGACGAGCCTCGATTTTTCCGGATTGAATGACATCGCAAAGGATCTGGAGGCGCTTAGCCGTGCCGAAAACAATAAGGTTCTTCGTGATGCCACGCGCGCCGGCGCGGAAGTGCTTAAGGAAGAAGTGATCGCACGTGCACCGGTACGCACCGGAAAACTGAAAAAAAACGTGGTGGTGGTGACCCAAAAAAGCCGCCGCCGCGGGGAAATTTCTTCCGGCGTCCATATTCGTGGCGTTAACCTGCGCACCGGCAACAGCGATAACACGATGAAGGCGAATAACCCGAGAAACGCCTTTTACTGGCGATTCGTTGAGCTGGGCACCGCGAACATGCCTGCACATCCGTTTGTGCGACCCGCTTACGATACTCGCGAGGAAGAGGCCGCCAGCGTCGCCATTGCCAGGATGAATCAGGCTATTGATGAGGTATTGAGCAAGTGAATGAAGATAATATCTACGCCTTGCTTTCTCCCCTGGCAGAAGGACGGGTATATCCCTATGTTGCGCCATTAGGTAGTGACGGGAAACCGTCTGTCTCGCCACCCTGGATTATCTTTTCCATCGTCGATGATGTTTCCGCTGACGTACTGTGTGGCCAGGCGGAATCCAGCACATCAGTGCAGATCGATGTTTACTCACTGACCATTAAGGAAGCCAGATCCATTCGCGATCATGCGCTGGAGGCCGTTAAGTCCCTGGCTCCGACTGAGATAACGAAAATTCAAGGCTATGAACCCGATTTCCGGCTTTACCGCGCCACGATCGATTTTCGGATCACATCCTGAAACGTTAACCAACCCTGAACAACCCGCTCCGGCGGGTTTTTTATTACCTCTGACACCGCGCTTCACACGCGCACGTTATAATCCTGGAGCCTACAGAAAGCGAGCCTGAGAGTCAGTTGTACTCCGGGGCTGCTGACTCTGTGTGACAGGCTCACTTTCTATAGGTAAATCTCATGAAATATCCAACCGTATCAGTAAATGGCGTTTCCGTTCGCGTTGATGACGAGGGACGCTATAACCTCAATGATCTCCATGCTGCGGCGGTCGCAAACGGAGAGGCTACAGAGCAGCAGCGTCCAAGTCAGTTTTTACGTAGCGCTCAGGTAAAGCGATTTATCAAGGCACTTAAATCCAAAGTGCAAAAAAGCACTCTGGAACAAATTCAACCACTTAGAGTTGTTAATGGTGGTGATGAACCTGGAGTGTGGGGCGTTGAGCTACTGGCCATTCGCTACGCAGCCTGGATTAAGCCTGAGTTTGAGATTGAAGTATATGAGGTGTTCAGAACAGTGGTTCGCCTCGGCATCAGTGCCATGTCACGCCTGAATAAATTAGATCACATCATTAATACTGAGACTAAAGCGATAAGCCAGTGCGCCAGCCAGATGGCGAAGTGGGGTGTCGGCGGCAGAAAGAAAATCCTCCTTTCTGCGCGGGAGCGGGTGGTTGATGAAGTACAGATGTACTTACCAGGCATCAATTAAACTCGAGAAATGGTCTTTGTTGCTGACAATCTCAGCATTCCAGGCATGATTGATTTACTTAGTAATTTCTTTTCAGAAAGACACCCACCTCCCGCTTCGGCGGGTTTTTACTTTTATGGAGACAACTATGTCTGCACTTTATGAAAAATCGCAGCTGACGAAGATCCTTATTTCCTCCCTGCCAGCCACCAAAGAAACGATGGATTCCGCAACCTTCCTCGATCTGAGTTGCACCATCAAAGAAATTCAGTTCACCGGTGGTCAGAAGCAGGATATCGACGTAACAACACTTTGCTCTACCGAGCAGGAGAACATCAACGGCCTGCCTTCTCCGTCAGAAATCTCTCTGTCCGGCAACTTCTACAAGAATCCGGCGCAGGACGCCTTGCGTGAAGCGTATGACAACGATACGACCTACGCGTTCCAGGTTATCTTCCCGTCCGGCAAGGGCTTTAAGTTCCTGGCTGAAATCCGCCAGCACACCTGGTCTTCCGGTACCAACGGCGTAGTGGCGGCAACGTTCTCCCTGCGCCTGAAAGGTAAGCCTGAAAACATCGAGTCTGGCTCCTGAGAGGTCTCATGAAGAATATTAAAAATCTCGCCCTGGCTAAGATGTCGGGATTTCGTCATAAGACGGTCGCCGTTCCTGAGTGGGAAGGCGTCAAAGTGGTTCTCCGTGAGCCGTCAGGTGAAGCCTGGCTGCGCTGGCAGGAAGTGGTGAAAGCGGGTGCTGATGATGAAAATGTGTCAGTATCGGAAAAGGCACACCGTAATCTTTGCGCTGACGTGGTGCTCTTCATTGACGTTCTGTGTGACACCGATAAGCAGCCGGTATTCAGCGTAGACGAAGAAGAGCAGGTGCGTGAAATCTACGGCCCCGTCCATTCACGCCTGCTCAAACAGGCGCTTGACCTGATCAACAACGCGGACGAAGCGCGGGAAAAGTCTCAACCCCCGGCGTAAAGTTTCTGATGTCGCTTGCGCTCCGGATGGGGCGCACGCTCTCAGAGCTTCGGCAGAATATGACGGCAAGCGAGCTTCTGATGTGGATTGAGTACGACAGGCAAAGTCCGGTTGGTGATATTCGTGGTGACATTCAGGCCGCCCAGCTCGTCTCTGCCATCTACGGCTCGCAGGGGGCAAAAGTACCGCTGGACGATGCGATCCTGCGCTGGGGTGGTGATGAGCAATCAGCACCGAAGGACCCGTTTGCAGAGCTTGAGGCGGCGCTAACTGCTGCAACTCAGTGACATTTTGCTACATACATAATATTATCCCTCTTTAACTGGAGGGATTATGGTGAAAATTTTAATACTCATAATATTTCTGATTGCGGGTTGTGCTGGTGATACAAGGAACGATATAAAGAATAATAAAAAACTTTCTTTCTCATCAAGCAGAAGTGCAGATGACGTAAGTGGTTGTATACTAGATAAACTAGATTTTTTAATACCAGAAAAAGTTGTTACCAATAACTTAGTTGATGGGGAAGGTTTGGAGATTTATATTGGTGCGATTCAGTTCTCCCGCATGAAGTATTTTCATAGGGTAGAGGTTAAAAAAAACAATAGTCAATCTTTAATCTCTTATCAACGTTCTGAAACTGACTTCGTACCAATTTCTGAAAAGGAAGTTTTGGAAATAATCAAAGAATGCAAATGAAATTAATTATCTCATTATAATAACCCGCCTCGGCGGGTTTTTTTCGCCTGGAGAAATGTGATGGCAACATTACGTGAATTGATTATTAAAATTTCTGCTAACTCGCAATCATTCCAGACGGAAATTTCCCGCGCCTCACGAATGGGGCAGGATTATTACCGCACTATGCAGAATGGTGGTCGGCAGGCCGCTGCTGCTGCCAGAGAGAGCGAAAGGGCGCTCTCTGATTTGACTGCCGGATTTGCATCTGCTGGAAGGGCTGCCGCCGCAGCTACGGCAGCTTTTGCAACGGGTAAAATTGTGCAGATTGCTGATGAGTGGAACTCCGTAAACGCTCGCCTTAAACAGGCATCATCTTCTGCTGATGATTTTGCCGCTTCACAGCGTCAGTTAATGGAAATCAGCCAAAGAACCGGCACGGCATTTTCAGATAACGCAAACCTTTTTTCCCGCGCAGCAGCCTCAATGCGCGAGTACGGTTATAGCTCTGACGAAGTTCTGAAAATTACAGAAGCTGTCTCTACCGGCCTCAAACTTTCTGGGGCTAACACCCAGGAAGCGAGTTCTGTTATCACTCAATTCAGCCAGGCGCTCGCACAAGGCGTTCTTCGTGGTGAAGAATTTAATGCCGTTAACGAAGCCGGTGATCGGGTAATCCGCGCTCTGGCTGCGGGAATGGGTGTAGCCCGTAAAGACCTCAAGAGCATGGCTGACCAGGGACAGCTTACGATCGATAAGGTTGTCCCAGCTTTAATGAGCCAGTTAGGAGCATTGCAGGGCGAATTTGCCAGCATGCCACAAACGGTTTCCGGATCCCTTCAAAAAGTAATTAACTCATTCATGGCCTGGGTGGGCGGTGTAAACCAGGCAACCGGTGCTACTGATGCGTTGTCTGGCGGATTGGATAATGTTGCCCAGACGCTTGATTCTTTTACTTCATCAGCAGTGAGCGGCGCGCTTAGTGACGTTGCTGACAATATGTCAACAATTACAACAGTCGCTGGGGCGCTTGTTGGCGTGGGACTGGCACGCTACCTAAGCGGAGTTGTAACCAGTGCCACGAGTGCAACAGGTGCGCTAATTTCAGCTGCGAAATCAGAGGTTGCCCTTGCAGTCGCGCAGGATAAAGCGGCGCAGTCTGCTGTTGCGGCTTCCAGGGCTGAAGTTTATCGGGCTCAGCAAGCAGTACAGAGTTCAAGAAGTGCAGATGTTCAGGCGGCTCAGCAAGAAAAGGTCGCGGCGGCTGAAGCAAAAGTCACTGCGGCCCATACCAGACTGACTACCGCTCTTGCCAGTGGTACAGCTACGGAAAAGGTGCGAGCCAGAACAGCACTTGAACGCGCGCAGGCAGGGCTGGTAGCAGCTAAAAATGCCGACGCTCAGGCTGTCGCTGAAAGGCGTCTGGCTGCCGCTCAGGCTGCTTTAAACCGTAACATCTCAAATCGTGTTTCGACTCAAAGCAATCTCAATAGCGTAACATCTGTCGGCACTCGCCTGATGAGTGGTGCGCTTGGCCTGATTGGCGGCGTGCCGGGTCTGGTGATGCTGGGAGCAGGAGCCTGGTATGCGATGTATCAGAATCAGGAGCAGGCCCGTCGTTCGGCGCAGGAATACGCCACCACGATTGATGAAGTCAGTAAAAAGTCGAAGGCAATGTCTTTGCCTGAAGCTTCAGACAATGCTGAGAAAACGCGCGCAGCATTGAATGAGCAGAACAGGCTGATAGATGAACAAAAGAGCAAGATAGAAAATCTGAAAGAGCAGATAGCTGGTTATCAGTCAGTGATCAGTAATCCCGGTCCAACGACCAGCGGTGGTTTCATGATTAACCACCTGACATCTTTGGATACCGTGACCCGTGGACTGGCTACAGCCACTGAACAGTTATCTGTTGAGCAGGAAAGGCTTGCCCAGATGCAGGAGAAATCTGCCTCTATCCAACAGGTTCTTGAAGGTCTTGAGCATCGGCGTGTGACGCTAATTCGGGAGGAGGCAGCGAATCAGAACCGGGCTTATCAATCACTTCTGTTGATGAATGGGCAGCACGATGAACTTAATCGATTACTCGGACTGGGTAACCAACTCCTTATGGCGCGTCAGGGGCTGGCTAACGTCCCGCTCAGACTTCCGCAGGCCGATCTCGACAAAAAGCAAACCGATGCCCTCGAAAAGAGCCGCCGGGATCTGGAGTTGTCACGCCTGAAGGGTGAAGCAAAAGAGCGCCTGCGACTGAGTTATGCAGCCGATGACCTGGGATTAACCAGTGATCCGCAATTCCAGACAGGCCGTCAGGAGTTGATTAATAACGGTCTTGCTGAATGGCGGAATAATGAGGCCAACAAACCTAAGGCGAAGGGCGGTAAAACCGAAGGCGAGAAAACCGAGGATGTGTATAAGCGCCTTATCAAGCAGCAAAAAGAGCAGATTGCCCTGCAAGGCCAGAATACTGAACTGGCGAAGGTTAAATACCAGGTCAGCCAGGGGGAGCTTGCTTCTCTGACAGAAGCCCAGAAAAAGACGGTATTGCAGAATGCTGCGCTGATTGACCAGGTTAAATTGCGTGAGCAACTGCGAAATTACGAAGCCAACCTTGCTGACAGTAACGCCAGCGCCCGCGCAGCCAATGAAGCGCAACTGCTGGGCTACGGGCAGGGAACCAGGTTCCGTGAAAGACTTCAGGAGCAGTTCAATCTGCGTAAGGAGTTTGAGCAGAAGAATACCGATCTTCTCCGCCAGCGTCAGGCTGGTGAAATCGACGAGACGTTCTATCAGCAGGGGCTGGCACTCAATAAGCGCTACCTCGAAGAGCGCCTGCGCGACCAGGAGGGATATTACGCAGCTTCTGATGCGCAGCGTGACGACTGGATGACGGGACTGTCTGAGGGTTATGCGAACTGGGTGGACGAAGCCACTGATTATTCTTCCATGGCCGCTGACGGCATGAAGCAGGCCATGGGTGGCGCGGTCACCACGATCACCGACATGCTCAATGGCAACGTTGACAGCTGGAAGGACTGGGGCGTGAGCGTACTGAAGATTATCCAGAACGTTCTGGTGAACATGGCTGTTGCTAATGGCGTCAGCTCAATTGGATCACTGTTCAGTTTTGGTGCCTCGTCAGCCGCAACCGCCAGCAGCGGTACCGCTATTCAGAATGCTGGCGCGAACTTTACCTTTAATGCGAAGGGTAATGTTTACGACTCTCCGTCCCTGAGCGCTTACAGCAACGGCGTGTTTCAGACGCCTCAGCTGTTTGCTTTTGCCAAAGGCGCAGGGGTTTTTGCCGAGGCTGGTCCGGAAGCCATTATGCCGCTTACGCGCGCCGCTGATGGTTCGCTGGGCGTTCGGGCAGTTGGTACTCCGCAGGTCTCCGGCGGTGTGCCTTCAGTTAACTTCGGCGATATCAATATTCAGGGTGGATCACCACAGGCAACCAGTCAGGGAACAGCCGGCGCAGCTGGCAGACAACTGAAAGATGCCATCACTGGCGTCATTAACGAACAGGCCAGCATGCCGGGCTCGCCTCTGTGGCGATTAATCAAGGGAGTTTAACCATGGCAGTCGAAACCTTCAGCTGGTGCCCAAAGGTTGCCTCTCAGGTTGATACAAGTTTTCGTACCCGAAAGGCGCAGTTTGGCGATGGCTATACACAGGTGGCCGGGGACGGCATCAACCCGGTAACACCTCAGTGGAGCGTGAGCTTTACCGGCGACGAGGCTTACATTCAGGCCATTAAAAACTTTCTGAACAGACATACAGGGTGGAAGTCATTTATCTGGAAGCCGCCGCTTGAGCCTTCAGGTTTATGGCGCGCGGAATCCTTCCAGATATCTACCCACGGCAACAAAAAATACACCCTCAGCAGCACATTCATACAGGCATACCATCCATGAGTATTTCATCTGATGTCCAGAAACTGGAACCGGGTAAGCGCGTCCGCCTGATCGAGGTGGACGGCTCAGCGTTCGGTGCGGGTATTCTTCGCTTTCACAACGAGACAATCCCGCATACCGAGGCGGAAATCATCGCCGCAGGCGGCGACGAGTCAAAACTTGAGCCGAAGTCTGTGTGGTGGCAGGGGCAGGAGTATGGCGCGTGGCCGTATGAACTGACCGGCATATCTGTAAGCAGTGACGGCCAGAGTTCACGGCCGTCTCTCACCGTGGCAAACATCAGCGGTACGATTGGCGCGCTGTGCCGAAGGTTTCAGGGGATGGCTAAAGCAAAGGTGATCATCCATGACACCTTCGCCCACTACCTGGACGCAAGAAATTTTCCTGACGGGAACCTGACTGCGAATCCCAACGAGGAGCGCAAACAGGTTTATTACATCGACCGTAAATCAGGATCGGACGATGAAACCGTAGAGTTTGAGCTTTCCAGTCCAGCCGATCTGCGCGGGCAACTTATTCCGACCCGGCAAATTCAGCCAATGTGCACTTGGTGCATGCGGGGCTGGTACAAAACCGGGAACGGCTGCACCTACGCCGGGCAAAACGGCTGGTTCGATAAAGACGGCAACCGTGTGGACGATCCTTCACAGGATGTTTGCTCCGGACTGCTGTCAACGGGCTGCAAACCTCGTTTCGGAGAGAATGAGCAGCTGGATTATGGCGGGTTCCCCGGCGCTTCACTTCTGAGAGGATAATCATGCGCGACAAAACAGTTAGCGCCATTCTGGCGCATGCCGCCGCATCCTTCCCCGAGGAGTGCTGTGGCGTGGTTATTCAGAAGGGGCGGGTGGAGAAATACATCCCCTGCAAAAATAATGCTGAGTCGCCGACTGAGCAATTTGAAATTAATCCTGAGGATTATTCGGCCGCCGAAGAGCAGGGCACTGTGGTGGCGATCGTCCACAGCCATCCCGGCGACGGGGCAACAACTCAGCCGAGCGAGCTCGACATGCTGATGTGTGATGCCACGGAACTGCCCTGGATTATTGCATCGTGGCCGGAGGGCGACATTCGCACCGTCATGCCTCGCGGAGACCGTCCCCTCACAGGGCGCCAGTTTGTACTCGGGTATGCAGACTGCTGGTCTCTCATCATGGACTATTTCCGCATCGAGCACGGCATAGAACTGCCCAACTACAGCGTAGATCGCCACTGGTGGGAGCAGGGTGAAAACCTCTATATGGATAACTGGCAGGAATGCGGTTTCCGTGAGTACGACGGTCCCGCTCAGCCAGGTGACATGGTTATCATGCAGGTTCAGTCCACCGTCCCGAACCATGCCGGGATTTTGCTTGATGGCAACATGCTACTGCATCACATGTATGGCCAGCTAAGCCAGCGTATTCCCTACGGTGGCTATTACCGTGACCGTACCATCAAAATTCTGCGTTATAAGGATTTGATGTAATGGAAAGAAAAACCGTTATCAAACTCAGCGGCTCAATGGCTCAGCGATTTGGCAGGACACATCGCCGTGCACTAACGTCCGCCAGCGAAGTTTTCAGGGCGCTTTCTAACACTATTGACGGCTTTGATGCTTACCTGCGTGAAGCTCGGGCAAAGGGACTGGATTTTGTTATTTTCCGGGATCGTCGCAATATCGGGCACGAAGAGTTTGAGCTCCTGGGTCCTGGTGATGAGCTGAGAATAATCCCTGTAATAAGGGGCAGTAAAAGAGCTGGAATTTTCCAGGCATTGCTCGGAACAGCTTTGGTAGCCGCAGCGATATGGATGCCGGGAGTTAGTATCGCAGCAAGTAACCTCATGTTTTCCGTTGGTGCTGCAATGGCCGTTGGCGGTGTAGTGCAAATGCTTTCCCCTCAGGTATCAGGTCTGCGAATGCGGCAGGAGCCTGATAACAAACCTTCCTATGCGTTTGGTGGCCCCGTTAATACAACAGCATCCGGAAATCCCGTCCCCCTGCTTTATGGGCAGCGCGAAATAGGTGGCGCGATTATTTCCGCCGGGATTTATGCCGAAGATCAGCAATAAACCAAACCACGCACTGTAAGCCACCTGACGGTGGCTTTTTTTATGGACGCGATATGACGACGACAATCATCAAAGGCCGCGGTAAAGGTGGCAGCAATCAGACCCGAACGCCTGTTGAAGCACCGGACAGCATTCAGTCCATTGCCAGGGCAAAGGTGCTGATTGCTCTTGGAGAGGGTGAGTTCGCTGGCGGGCTTGATGCTAAAAACATCTTTCTTGGTGACTCATCTTCGTATACGCCCCTTCAGAACGCCGACGGAAGTTATAACTTCAATAATGTAAAATACGAGTTCCGTTCCGGCACTCAGGACCAGGACTACATTCAGGGCTTCCCCGGCATTGAAAACGAACTTCAGGTTTCATATGAACTGAAACAGGCTGTTCCTTACGTGCGGGCGGTATCCAACACGCAGCTCTCTGCGCTGCGAATTCGCCTGGGATGGCCAACTCTTTTACTTCAGAAAAACAACGGCGATAAAGTCGGCACCCGCGTTGAATACGCTATCGATCTGTCGGTCGATGGTGGGCCGTATGAAACGGTAGTAAACGGTGCTGTCGATGATAAAACCACGTCGCTTTATGAGCGCAGTCATCGCGTCAATCTTCCAAAAGCCTCGACTGGCTGGCAGTTGCGGGTTCGCAGAATCACGCCGGATTCCACGAGCGTAAATGTCGTGGACACCATGCGCGTTGTGGCCGTCACTGAAATTATTGATGCCAAACTGCGCTACGTTAATACAGCGTTGTTGTATGTTGAATTTGATGCAAAGCAGTTCCCAAATGGCATTCCTCAGGTTGTGTGCAATCCGAAAGGGCGAATCATCCGTGTACCTGATACTTATGATCCTGAAACCCGTACTTACTCTGGTACATGGGAGGGCGTATTTAAATGGGCATGGACGGATAACCCTGCCTGGATTTATTACGACATCATCCTGAACGAGCGTTTTGGGCTGGGTCAAAGGATCGACGCGACTCAGATAGACAAATGGGAGTTATATCGCATCGCCCAGTATTGCGATCAGCAGGTACCAGACGGCAAGGGCGGCAGCGGGACGGAGCCACGTTTTCGTTGCAACGTTTATATCCAGGACCGTAACGACGCCTGGACCGTACTCCGTGATCTGGCGGGTATTTTTCGCGGCATGACATACTGGGGCGACAACAAGATGTATGTTCTCGCCGACATGCCCCGTGATGTTTGGCACATTTATAACCACGCCAGCGTTGTTGAGGGTAAATTTACCTTTGCGGACCCAAGTGAAACCACCCGAAATACCGCCGCGCTGGTGAACTGGTCAGACCCAGCCAACCACTACAAAGACACGCCTGAGCCTGTTTACGATAACGATCTGGCTATGCGCTTCGATTATCGTCAGCTTGAAATGACCGCCATCGGCTGCACCAGACAGTCAGAGGCAAACCGACGCGGGCGCTGGGCGCTGCTTACTAATGGCATCGGTGAAGTGGTGACTTTCAGCACGGGCATGGACGTTCCTCCTGTCGGGGAGGTGATCGGCGTAGCTGCCAACGAGCTAGCCGGAAGAACTATCGGCGGCAGGGTGAGTGCTGTTAACGGCCGCAACATAACCCTCGATCGCGCTGCTGATGTAAAAGCCGGGAACCGGCTGTTTTTGAACCTGCCATCAGGTATAGCTCAGGCCAGAACCGTTCAGGCCGTCAACGGAAACACAGTCACGGTTACCACATCCTACAGCGAAACGCCGGAGGCTGAATGTAACTGGGGTGTGGATTCTGATGACCTGTTTATAGCGCTTTTCCGTGTGACGGGAACTCGTGACAATAATGACGGCACTTTCGAAGTCACCGGGACGACATACAACCCGGACATCTATTCTGCCGTAGATACTGGCGCAAGACTTGACGAGCGTCCTATCAGTGTCATTCCGCCAGGGGTTCAGGCCCCTCCTGGTAATATTGTCGTTGACAGTTACTCTACAGTTAACCAGAACATTGCTGTTACCACCATGCGTGTTGCCTGGGATGCAGTTCAGGGGGCAGTTGCGTACGAGGCTGAATGGCGGCGTGACAGTGGCAACTGGATTAGTGTGCCCCGAACGTCTTCTCTCGGTTTTGAAGTGCAGGGTATCTACTCCGGACGTTATCTGGTCCGTGTCAGGGCGGTGAACGCCAGCGACGTTTCATCAGTCTGGGCGACATCAGCAGAAGTCACGCTAACGGGTAAAGTGGGTAATCCACCGAAGCCGGTTGGCTTCATCGCTTCTGAAAACGTGGTATTCGGTATCGAGCTGAACTGGGGATTTCCGGCGAATACCGACGACACGCTGAAGACGGAAATTCAGTATAGCCTCACCGGTACCGAAGACGATGCGATGCTGCTGGCCGATGTGCCATACCCGCAGCGCAAATATCAGCAGATGGGCCTTAAGGCCGGGCAGATTTTCTGGTATCGCGCGCAGCTGGTGGACCGCAGCGGCAACGAATCAGGTTACACAGAATGGGTGCGAGGGCAGGCCAGTATCGATGTCTCCGACATTACCGATGTGATCCTGGAGGAAATTAAAGACTCCGATACGTTCAAAGACCTGATCGAGAACGCTGTGGACAGCAATGAAAAAATTGCTGGCATGGCTGACGACATCAAGCAGAACGCCGACAACATTGAGCTGCAGGCGCAGGAAATCGCCCAAAACGCGCAGGACATCGGGCAGGTTCAGACCAGCGTTAATGAACTTTCGAGCACGGTTGGTGAAGTGTCGTCTTCTCTCTCTGAGCTTGAGCAGACCGTGGCGACGGCTGATACCGCGCTTGGCCAGAGAATCGACAGCATCAGTGTATCTATGGACGGCATGACAGGAGGAGTGAAAAACTCGGCTATCGCCATAATCCAAAACGGACTGGCGCAGGTCACTTCCCGCCGTTCTCAAACCGTGACTAATGCAGGAAACAGCGCCAGCATCGACCGTATCGATACCACTATTGCAGATACCAGTCAGGCCGTGGCCCGCGCGCTGGTGACGCTTGATGCTTCTGCCGGTGGTAATGTTTCGAACGCGACAGATCTGACCGAAACCCTGGCTGATTTTACTCAGGCATCTGCAACAAAAATCAATTCTTTGACCGTAACGGTGAATGGACAGACCGCTGCTATCACGCAAACCGCTAATGCGGTGGCTGACATCAACGGCAACATCAGCGCGATGTATAACATCAAAGTTGGCGTGGCCGCTAACGGGCAGTATTACGCCGCAGGGATGGGGATCGGAGTAGAGAACACTCCTTCTGGTATGCAGTCGCAGGTTATCTTCCTGGCAGACCGTTTCGCTGTAACCACGCAGGCTGGCAGCACTGTGTCATTGCCCTTTGTGATCCAGAACGGCCAGACTTTTATCCGAGATACATTCATCCAGGACGGGACAATATCTAACGCCAAGATCGGTAATTACATCCAGTCCAATAATTATGTTGCAGGGTCTGTAGGCTGGAAGTTGGATAAGACTGGTACCTTTGAAAACTATGGTTCGACGGCAGGAGAGGGGGCCATGAAGCAGACCAACCAGACAATCAGCGTCAAAGACGGCAGCAATGTACTGAGGGTGCAGGTTGGCAGGTTAACGGGAGTGTTCTGATATGGCCTATGGGATACAAACCTGGGACGCAGCAGGGAAACCTAATAACTATGGTATCAAGCCAGTTTCCGTTGTTGGGCGTATACAACTGGCTGCCGGGCAAACATCCGGCAGTTGGTCTTTTACGATTCCCTCCGGAATGAAAGTCGGCTTTGTTCTTTCACTCGATGAAGGAGGGAGCAGCGTAGGTCGGCGCATTGTAGCATCGGGGAACACTATAACCGTATCAGCTGCCTCTACTGTAGGAGTGGGCAATTATCCGGCATCAAAGTGTGAGGTTGTCATTTTCATGGAGAAATCATAATGGCCGAATTTGGCGCAATGATATTAATGGATAACGGGAATCCCTTTGTTACGCCACAATCAACACCTTTTTGTCTTTACGGAAAGTACGCCTTTAATTCGTCCGCTAACGGCAGTTCTCAGCAGGTTGCACAGAATATTGCATTGAACGCAAGTTATCCTGTGATGGTATTTATTAAAACCACCAACACAGCACAGCCCACTCCAGTAATGTCTTACAGGAACGGAGGTAATATTTATGTTGGCGGGGTTAATCCTTATAACCAGAGCTTTACCCTGACGGTATACGTGTTTGCCATATTCCCGCAGACGTTGCCGAAGTGGGGGCTGGCTATTTGGGACGCAGCCGGAAAGCTTGTGCTGACAAATGAGTCTCGCGTTTTATCAGACCTGCAGACTGTTGGCACGCCGGGCGCAAACGGGGGGATCAATATTGACCAGACGCTTAGCGGTTCGTGGGCCGTCGCGCCTGCACAGCTGGGTCAGACCATAATCGTAAATAACTCCACCCAACCTCCTACCATTTACACAATCAATGCGTATTCGTCATGCAGATTCGATGGAACAACTACGAGGGTAAACGCAGGCGGGACTTCAACGGGGACAGGGACGCCGGGAGGCGGTACAAATACCGGAATTTCATTAACAGCGATAAATACAGCAGCCTATGACTGATTGATCGTTTTGAGCGATCAATAACGGATAATTGATCTATCTAATCAATTATACCCACCTCTTTCATGTTGGTATTGTCTAAGTTCATGAATACCTCGGGATACCATCATAATGAATAAGCTGCTCATCTGCCTGGCGGGGTCTGTCATGCTGTCTGGCTGCGCTGGCGTACTTGAGAAACAGGAACCTATTTGCAGCGGCACAGCCATCGTTGGCGGTCAGGAAAACACGGTTCAAATTTACGGCGTTCGCAAACAAAACAACCAGACGCAGTACCGGGCCGGATACCCTTTCAACTGGCGCTGGGTAAGTGCGAACACATTTACTGAAACCACCTGCAAATAACCAACCTTTATAAATATCAACCTCGCTCCGGCGGGGTTTTTTATTGCCTGGAGAAAATATGATTTATAACACCGGCACAATCGCCATAAACGGAAATACCGCAACCGGCACCGGCACGAACTGGACGGCACCCGCCAGCCAGGTCCGCGCTGGCCAGACGATTATCGTCATGTCTAACCCGGTGCAGCTGTTCCAGATTTCATCCGTGAACAGCGCCACGTCAATGACGGTTACGCCTGCCGCTTCTCCGGCGCTTAGCAGTCAGAAGTACGGCATTCTGGTATCAGACATCATCTCGGTCGACGGACTGGCGCAGGCGATTTCACAGCTCATCAACGAGTACGATGAGAATATTGGCGCGTGGGAGACATTCGCCACCACTTCAGCAAATCAGAGCATCACAGTTACCATCAATGGAGCCGCCGTAAGTATCCCTGGCATCGGTAAATTACTGCAGAAGGGTACGAATGGCGCTCTGGCAGTTAACCAGGGCGGCACCGGCGCAACAACCAAGGAAGACGCTCTCACAAACCTCGGTTTAGGAACAGCGGCTACATCCAATATTTTAACCGGTGTTGTTGACCAAAGCGCCGGAGCGCTTGTAAGGAACAGAGATTACGGAATTGGAGGTAATGCTGGGGCCGGTGAAGGTGTGCCTATTGGCAGCTATGGCAATAATGCAAACTACATGGCACTCAATGGCTGGTACGGTGGCGCGGGTGTGAACGCAGCAAACCATTTTGACGGCTTCTCCCCATTATTGACAATGTGCCGGTTCGCTGGCGGTTACATTGGACAAATCCAGATTACTAACTCCGGTAAAATGGGTGTTCGTGGAGGAACTGGGGCGACAGTATCAAACCAGGGTACATGGACACCCTGGTATGAAGTTTACAGCACTGGTAACACGACAAAAGCCAGCGACGGTACACTTAAAGCAGCATCTCCTGTGGCTCGTATCGTTCAGTCGAAGGAGGCGAACCAGCGAACCGATCTCTACGAAGATGGTTTCTCATGGTGTGGATGCGGTACTGCTAACGAGGAAGCTGAGGGTATTCAACTAAGCCGCCTGGATGTTGGAGTCTATTTGTTAACTGGTTCAGCTGGTCTGGCTTCTTCTGGATGGCAGCTTTTGCCGCCGATGGACCCAGGCGGAATGGGAGAGCTTGGCGTTGTTGAAGCTGAGCAAACGGAAAGTGGTGGTCTTACGGTGCGCTTGTTTAAGCGAAAATACATGCTTAACGATGAAGGAGAGATCGTTAAAACGAAAGGTGCCCCTATGGATGTTCCGTCGAACAGTTGGATCGATGTGCGACTCGACATGCCTGAAAACAGTGTATGGAATCAACGCCAAAAGGCAGCCCTGGAAGCTGCGGGGAATGAGTCTGGTTCGTAATTAAATATTGGCAGCCAGATAATAGATGGCTGCCAGATTTTGTTACATACCGACCTGGCGGACTGTCGGAAACTCAGAAACCAGCCACATATCGGATTCTTCAAACATTTCCTCCAGCATGCGATTGAGCTTTTCCCGATCGCTTTTGCTGGCATCGCTATTCAAGCCGTTCGCCTGCATCGGCTTTACCCTCACTTCAGCATCAGGGAAAATATGGTGCACTCGCTTCGTCAGCTCGGTCAGAATGATCTCTCTGGCGCCTTCGAGCCCCTCAACATTACGTTTGTCATAAACCAGTTCAACAAACATACCGGTCCCCTCTTAAGTAAAAATTGACTGTGCTTGATCTGTTTTCATAAAAATACTACTGTATATACATACAGTCAATGCGCGAGTGAGGGTTCGTTAATGCCTCGTCAACCGGATATTCGTGCTGCTTTTATTGCGGCCATACAGCAAAACCCGAAGGGCTATCTCTGCCTACATACAGACAAATTCATCGCCGAATTGCAGGAGAGGCACTGGCATTTCAGCCAGGAGGATGCAAATTCATGGATCGAGCGATACCAGCCGGACTTCGCCGATAAGACAACAAACGGAAGTGAGAACCGATACTGGATCCTGCGTAACATGGGGAGGGTTTTCTAATGGGATTTCCATCGCCAGCCATGGATTACCAGGAACAGAGTTTGACCATCGATCTGCTGTGCGGAATTGATGGGAACTGCAGGGTAATAGAAACGTCATGTGGATGGGCTGTTATAAATGTTGCCATGAGGCCGGAACAGGGAGATACGCTACTGGTAAGAATGAGCAACAGGAACGAGTTTGCGAAGCTTTACGGTGCCGCGTTGATAACTGAAGATGGCGAAGCTATAGAAGGCGAGGCGCTGGACGACGTGGAGGTTTTTGGAGTGCTTACGCATAGTGTTAACCGGGTTGGTAACGACGATTGCCCAGCGATTTAGGATAGCTAAACAAATTCGGTGATACTCAAAAGTTTCGCCATTGCGATTTTTTCATTTGCGTAACTCGTTGATTCATCTGATCTAAAAATTATGAATTAATGGCGAAAATTAAACGTAAGTTATTGAAAATAATAGATAACACGCGTGATTTAAAATCCCTCGGCGTTCGCGCTGTGTGGGTTCAAGTCCCACTCCAGCTACCATGGGAAACAAAGAATAATCAAAGCAATAAGCAGTGTCGTGAAACCACCGAAAGGTGGTTTTTTTGTGTTTGAAATCTATGTTACTTATTAGTAATTGTCATTTTTCCCCGCCTGCCTGCCGCACCATTTTTACTCTTCAATCATGAAGTGCTTTCTGGACAATGTCTTTTTACTTATGCCGTTACGTAAATGTGATTATGTTACTGCTGGTGAAATGATGAAAAACGGCAGGAGTCGAGGCAACACTGGTGTATCGGTAGGCTTCATAAAAAAAAGCCTACATAAAGCAGGCGATAAGAATGATGCATAGTTATTATAATGATGGTAAAGCGTAACAGTTTTCTGAAATTAGAACCGTAAAATCAGATAGTTACAAATATTTAGAGGCTGCATCAAAGATTTCCTGTGAGGCCAGTTCCCGATCAGATGCAACATAGATAACCTCATGGTCACCTGTTAAGGACGGAAAACCTGCCGACATGATCTGTAGATTGACTTCTTCTCCGTTGGGATACGCTTCACGTATTGATGTAACCCCTTTAAGTACCGAGATAGCTTTGCAAGGTTTTCCATTAAAAAAAACGATCACTTTTTTCATATATCACCTTGTATTTTGTCGTTGTTTTTCAAGCCGCAAATTTCCAATGGGGTTCTATTTATATTTTTCCACAAAGGGCCGTTTGTTTGCTAAAGGTCTCATCGTCGTCGTAGCGCAATGATAATATTACTTATCGCAGAGCATTACGTTGGCTGCCGCTGGGCCTTTATTACCGGCAATAATAGCGAATTCGACCTTTTGGCCTTCGAAAAGCGTATTGACACTTTCTTCCTGTAAGGCAGAAAAGTGAACAAATACATCTTTACTTCCATCGAGAGGGGAGATAAATCCAAAGCGCTTATCTTCGTTATACCACTTGACCAGACCTAAGATCCTGGATGACAT